GTTGTTAATTCATTATCTTTCTTTCTCAATGTTGGATTATTTGCCAATTGTTCCTTTGTTAATTTCATAATATACATAAATACCTCTACATTCTGATCTTTTTTGGGTAAATTAACATGACTACATGTTCTAACCGCACGACCTATGACTTGATTTATTCTTACAGAGTTCCAGAAATATTCAGTTACCAATACTCGTCTTACATTTTTAAGAGATATTCCTTCTGCTCCTGACTGTGTTATCATCATCGTTTTTACTAATTTTCCATATCTCTGATCTATACTATCTATATCACTAAATTGCATACGAATATTATCAGGCAATAAAGAAAACTCACCATTAAATAAATTCATTAATATATTTGTTTTAGTTCTATCAGCATTAAAAACAACATATCTTTTTCCATCATATTTTTTATCAAACACATCAATATCTTCTAATATATATCCAAATTCCTCATTTTTTACAACATTGATTTCTACATATCCATTTCTATTCATAATCTCTTTAAGAACACCTAATCCCTCAACCATACGAAATTGCGAATATACCAATACTGTTCCAGGTGACTGATTCATATCTTTTAGCATTTCAGCAAATTTTGGACTATAAAATTTCATTAAATTATCTATTTCTATTGCATCACTTTTACCTAATTTATCCATAGCATCTTCAAGTTGTTTTTCATATTGTGCAGCAACAACCTTATTAATCTCCTTTTTATCAACTTCATCTGGTTCATCATCATCATCATCGTTTTTAACTAATTCTTTCTTCATTACCATGCGTATATCTTGTGGGAAAGCGCGTTTTATATTATCTGGAAATACAAAATTGCAAACCATTCTACTAAACGCTCTATATACAGAATTAACATCTGCTCCACCTTTATTACCAAAACGTTTTTTGCGGTCATCCATCTCCATTTCTTTTCGTCGTACATCAACATATTTACTTAATTGATGCCCGGTCATGTTAAGATATTTAAAATTAGCTGGTAACATTGTGGGAAAAAATTCTGAACCTGTGGTTTTATAATAACTTAAAATACCTAATACACGACGTTTAAACAAATCCTCGTTTTTAACCTTTATATTTTCGGGATCAGAATCATCAATAAATAACTTATCAAAATCCTCTTTAATATTTGGCAGTGCATAATAATTATGTAATTTACTCTTGATGGATAATTTAACATCCGTTTTATTTAACGCTTTTATAATATCATTAATTATACCAGTTTCATCTTTACCCCATACTTCTTTTTTAATATCTGATAAGTCTCTTGAATTGTGAACAAAATCTTTTGTTAATAATACAATATTAATACTTGTTTTATCCAAATAAACTTCATCAACATATTTATATAAATTATTATCACTTAATGTTTTAATTATAGCTTCTTTGTTTGGAGGTTTAGAAGCTTTTAAAAGTTGTAACTCGTAAGTATTCATAGGACCTCTTATTAAATTAATTAATGTAGCAATTTCATATGGTTGATTAATTATTGGTGTTCCGGATAATAATACCATTTTGATATTTTTTGCCATCATCATATGATTATATATAGAACGAGCTAGACGAGAACCATTTACTATTCTACTTATAAAATTATGTATTTCATCAATTATTATAAAAGTATCATCAAATGGAGATTTCCCCAACTCTTTTATCATTTTTGCTGTCAATCCATTATAATTAATAAAGGTATAGCGATTTCTAATAATATGTCCTATCGTAGTATCAACAACTTCTTTATATTTGCTAGGTATTTTTGAATACTTTGTTTGTTCTATTACTATTTCAGCACCTTCGATATCATTCTCATATAATGGAATCCATACATGACCGTCTTTTTTAACAATCTTATCCGTTATAGCATATTTATTAAGCTTTTTCATCATTTCTTTATTTGTTTTTTTAACTTTTAGTAATGTCCATGATTTTTTCAAGTTTAATCCTGTTGTAGATATCTTCATTAATTCATTTTCATAATTTTGAGATAAGGATGCTGGCGTCATTATAACAATTTTCTTTTTGTTAATATAACCTTCTGCTGCTGCAATAGATGCCGCTGATTTACCAGAACCTAATTCATGATAAAGTAATATGCCTCTATATGGACTATCAAATTGCATATAATCTTTTATAATTCGTTGTTGTGGAAATAAAGATACTGTTTTAATGTCTATATCACAACTATCTCCTTTGCATTCACATGATTTGTCTTTAACTTTATTATCATATTTGGATGGATGAAATGTATCATATATATATTTATTAAAACCAACACGATTAGGTAATATCCATTCGCTTGGCTTTACTTCAATATCCATATCTTCTAATATAATAATTTAAATTAATAAAAAAATAATATAATGTATAATATAGTAAATGATTAATATTGAAAAATTATTGGATAAATGCGAGTCAATGACTTTATTATGTACACGTACAGCTACATATTGGAGCTATATCAAAATGGCATTTAATATACCACTTGTATTTACAAACTCATCTTTATGTATTATAAATAGTATTAGTACTGATGCTAATACTGTTAAAATCCCAAATATAGTTGTAAATGCAATTAGTGTACTCGTTATATCTCTGTCTAATAATATTAAAGCAAGTGAAAAGTTTGAAATATTTAAAAAATTATCACAACAATTCATGTTGTTATCGCAAGAAATAGAATCCTTAGATGTTAGTGATACAAATATTAACGAAAAAATAAAATTAATAAACGTAAAATATGAAAATTTAATACAAGATTGTGCATTTGAAGATATTCCCCAAAAACATAAAACCAATGTAGCTAAGTTATTTGGTGATGCAAATAGATATTTACCAATACAATTAAATGGTACAATTGGTAATAATGTAGCAAAAAGAAATATATCAATAAAAGAAATCTCCTCAATGAATATTAATGAAAGTAATAGTAAAAAAATGAATGATATAACCTTAAAATCTAGCATAGATTTAGAATCCAATTTAGAAGTGTAAATTAACTATATAAAAACCCCATATCATCATACATCATGCTTTCATCATCAGTATCTTCATCAATTGCAGATAATTTATTTTCATTTTTCTCTTCATTATCGTATATATCATTAATATTACCACCAATGTCCTTATTTTCGTCAATATCCATCAAATCATTTTTTATACCTGCTTTTTTTAGATTACTAATAAGTTGATTATCATCAACGGTTTTATCATTTAATATGCTAAGCTTTTTTTGTTTATTTTCTTCTCTTTTTTTATTTATAAAATCTATATTTTCTTCCATTGTTGGAAAAGTAGATATTTTAAAAATATCAATTAAATATTTCAAATTATTCTTAGCATTTAATTCAACAAATCCATTTGGTAATTCTACTTCTGCGCGCAAAATACCATTTTCTACACTTTCTGGACTAAATGGCAAGCATATTACTCTACTTAATATATATGAGTTAATTCTATTAATATCCACTATTACATCATCATTTACAACCTTATTAAGTTTATAAATATCTGTTAGTATATCCTTGATATATTTTATAGAATTATCAACTAATGAATTAATATTATCATCTTCATATGCATTTTTATATGAAAATAAAATAGTACATATTTTTAATAAAATCTGTTTCATATTAATTTTATTGGTAATAAGGTTTTTCAAGATATCTTTATTATTTATTCTAGCAGTTTTAGTAACAATATTTATATTGTTTTCAATTAATCTAGTAATATTTTTAGAATTATCTTTTAATTCATCTATAATTTTGTTTGGTAATAATGGATTTCTATCATACATTGTTTCTAGCCAATCAATGACAATATCTTCATTATTATTTATATTATAAACATAATCATCAATTTCAATAATATTTATATTATCATCTTTCATTATTTCATCTTTTATACCTTCCAAGTTAGGAACATATCTCAAATCTCTTGCCATATTTGTTGCACGATTATTTGAATAAAATTTCTTAATTGCAATTAAATCTTTTCTCCCAGCTTTGACTAAATCACCATCAGTTTCAAATGTATCATCTATTCTTTTTAAACAACATCCTACAAGATATTTATGGATTTTTTTATAATTCACACCAGGCATATATATAAGAGCATTTACAAAATCCCTTTCTAATTTTTCTTTATTTCCCTCTTTATAACTTTTTAATAGATTTGCTTGTTCCTTTAAACCGCGCTCTATCTTCTTTTTTTCTGTATTCAAATCATGTTTCTTTTTAAGTTCAATTATAATATCATTATATTTGTCTGGAATTATCCTTTTAATTTCATCTGATATATTATTTGTGTCTATACCATATTCATTATCATCTTTGAAACATTCTAATACACATTCTAAAATATATGGTAGAATGCCGTTTTTGGCATTATTTAAAGGCGCACCATATAAATACCATTTATCGATAAAAGCATTATTTAGATAATTATCATTAATCATAATTGTATTGTTTAATATTTTTTCTTGCAAATTAACAATCCAATATGATACAGCGAGAGCAAACATACTATTGAAGGTTTTTAAATATTCTTCATTAATCTCATATATAATTTTAGTTACATTGGGATCTTGGTCCTTGATAATTCCTTCAATTATCATAACTGATTTTAGTTTGGAAAAATCCATTATTGCTTTATGCTCAACATCTAATCCTGCTTCGTCAAATGCCTTTTTATATCTGTAATATTTTGTAGGGACACTTTTGTAATATTTAAAAAGCTCATTGCATAATAATTCATAATCTAATTCTAGACACGATATTGTACTTATATTACTTATTAATATTAATACTATACGCAGATGTTCTATAAAACCTTCTTCATTTTTATAATTAATATTTTTCAAATACTTATCGAAATTATTTATAGCCTTATTTGTATAAATATTTTCATCTAAATCATTTGCTATATTATCAATATCTTCTATATCTATTCTTTCATTTATAAACTCGTCATCTATACCGCCTTCATAGTTATCTCTATCAGCACCTTCTTTTATGTCTTTTGCTTCACGATAAGATAATAAATATTTTTTCCCATCTGTATCATAATCAAATAGATGATCTTTTGAATATTCAAATAATATTTTCATATATTCATGTTCGTCTATTATGTTCTCTACGTTTTCGTGTGTATTTATTATGTTTGTTATTGCATCAATACCTTCATTAATATTAATATTTTTAAGGGAAGCTCTTATATTTTTAAGTATTTCTTCTGGGTTAGCATCATTGAAATGAATAGAATTGATAATATTATGTATGTTAAGTGTTTTTATATCAACTAATTCATCAGATATAATATTATTCACACGGTAGTCTTCGAGAGAGTCTTTAAGATTAGCTAAAAAGTTTATTGTCTTTTCGTCAAGTTTAACTAATTTTATAGATGAAGATAGTTTTTCAAAAAATGTTAACTTTTTATTAATAATATCACTCTTTTTAATTCTGTATGCTCTATTAAAATTCTTGCGTTCTTTTTCATATTTCGTTAGACCTCTCATATGTTCGCATAAAATTTCAAAATCTTTATCATTTATAAAATCCAATGAATGTCCGAATCTCTTGAAAATATTATCAATATTGCTATAATCAAGAGCAAAACAGTCTTTGAGATATTCAATTATATCATCTATTTTAGGTGTAACATCTTTAACTAAATTAGCTACATTTTTGTATTTAGCAGAGTCTACTTTTCTAATATTTGTTGAATTTTTAAGGTGTGCTGCGATTTTTGTGTATATATAATCATTAACAGTAGATACAGGTATTTTATAATATGCAGATAATATTGGTAAATTTACATCATCAATGGGATAAATAGGGTAATATACCGGATAATCTTTTTCATAAGGGTCTATCATGGCGTTTATACGCGAAGACGGTTTAAATTTTAAATTTTTAGAATTACTGTCATATTTAATTGAAAAAAAATATCTATTCTTTGCCTCATCATGTTTAATTGTATTTAACTTTGTTAATTTATTAAAATTCGCTGCATCTTCACTTAATTCATCCCATAATAATTCGTTATCTGCTTTTTCTGCTTCTACGTCAAATATATAGTTATCGTAATTAGCTAAATTACCATTTTCAGTTTTTTTATAATCTAAAATATCATAAAATAATTGTGTTACTGATTCGGATCTTTTTTTATTTTGAAACATTTCATGTAAATTCTCATAAATATCATTGCGAGATAATGCAATAAAAAAAGGGTTATCTTTAATAATTTCGTCTAAACTTAATATTTCTAAATATTCAATGTCATCTATTTCTTCATCTTCAATAGTATAAATATTATTTTCTATTTCAATAGACATTCAAGATATCGCTTTCTCTTTTAATACAAAGATATATAAAATATTTATATTTTACGAAATGTTATTCTCAATTGAGAATTTGTTCCAATTTATTTTAATATTTGACAATGTATCTATGATGTCTTTACAATTAGCCTCGAAGAATGATATTACAGTCTTCTCTTCTGTAACATCTTCTAGTGTAATTCTCACAATCATTAATTGTTTTAATGGATGCGGGCAAATATAACCAGCATATACACACGTCGTATCGTTAAATTTATTTTTTTCACGAATATATTTATTATGTAGAAATGATTGAATAACATTTCCTATCGTATCATCTTCGTTTTCGATGATAAATTCGTAACATCCTTCTATATCTTGAAATTGTTGCAATTTAATTTTTGTCGAAGCATCCAAATTAACTAATTCTTGTCTAATATTATTTAGTTTTTCAATCATTATATCCAACGATTTAGGTATCAAATATTTAGGTCCTACATTAATATTAATATATTCTATATCAAATCTGAATTTGTTAGGGTCGCCATATTTATTTTTATAATAACATCTTTCTTTATCTAAAATATTATCGTATTTTGATGCTTCCGATGGCTCTTCTATAAATGTAAAATTAGATAATGATACTGGGTTAAAAGATGCGTTATCACGTGCTGTTCTTTTTACGACATTAGCTTTAAAATGTAAATGTTCGCCTGGTCTTAATCTAGTAATTAGGATAGTATCATTGGATACTTTATTAGGTGGGAAAAGCTCTTTTAATTTTTTTTCCGATAGCTCTTCGTCATTCATAGTAGCTTTAATATCACTTGTTTTAACATTTAGTGTTTTATTACCATCATTATTTACATTCAACTCAATCTTCAAACTATTATCCTCGTATATTTCAATTTCTTCTTCTGTTAAACATATTGGAATAAGGCCGATACGATGTATAATAAATTCATTATGTAAGGCACCTGTATTTGTAATAATATTAACGGTTGGCTCATCTTTATCTAATTTTTCTCCAATCACTCCTGGAATTGGAATATCTGTAAGAATCGTACGCCTTAAACCATTCACGATGGCTAAATCTATATTATTTATTTCAAAACTATGTTTATTAGTAGGGTCTTTAATATCAAAGGTATAATTTTCAAACATTCTATCCTTACTTATATATTAATAAAATCTATATCTTATATATATCAATTTTTAAATAAAAAACAAATTATTTTTTAATTTTATTAATCATCGATTTTAGATTATTAAGAGTATGTACTCTTACTTGTCTTCTTTTTTCTAGTAATTTATGTCCATCATTTGCCTTTATTTTTGTGTTTTTTTTTTTAATAATTTTATTAATATGGTTTTGTAATTTCTTGATACTCTTATTATATTCATTCGCTTTTTTAAAGTCTACCTTAAAATTGCTTTGATATTTACTCAAATATTCTATTTTATTCTGTTTAATACATTTTTGTTGTTTAGTAATATTTCGCAATAGTTTCTTTTCCAATGAACATTGTTGCTTTATTAATTTATTTAATAATTTAATGTTATCTCCAAGAGTTTTTCCACCACCAACCTGTATATTTTTCATTATATTTGATATTTTATTATTTAAATCTTGTTGTACACTTAATCTAATATTATTCATATCAGTTTGCATTCCTATTTTTTTTAATTGATTGTTTAAAATTAAATACCCGCCTTTTTGACATGAGCTATTATGATTATTTATTAATTCTTGCTGATTAGCCTTTATATTATCATAGAAATCCTTAATATAATTCGTAGAATACATGTTATAATCTATTATAAAAAAAGAATTTAATTAATAATTTTTAAGTTTTCGTTACTATTCCATATATCACTAATATTATTATTAATATCATAGGTAATGTTGATAATAATGTAACTATCCAACTCCATAAATGGCATTCGCCCGTTGTTAAACATGTTATATTGTATGCTGTTATTAATATCAATAATAAATATAACAGATAACCAAACATATATAAACCAACACCTTCCAAATAAATATTAAGTATTAAAGCTGTAATAGTAGCTATTACACTTATTACTATATAAACCCAGCCTTGTGTTGAAAAATAGCTCATTCTAATATAATAAGATAAGATTATTTAGGAAATTAGACTATTCATAATCGCAAAACACATTGATGTTCTAGGGTGCATTTCATTAATTGGCGTTGATGCAAAGAATTGAATCAATGTCTTAATATTTTTAACATCATTGCATTGACACAAATAATAATATACATTAGATGATGTAATCATTTTATCTTTATACGTTGAGGTTTGAAGATTTCTAAGTTGCGCCAAATGGTATTGAATAATTGGAGGAAATTGTTTATCCAAATCTTTATTCATTTTATATCTACCATATCTCGGATAATATGTTGTTGTTGATACATAATAATTATACAAACTATCTTTAATCGTTGAAATTAGTGTATGGATAATATATGTTGCATCAATCTGTCTTCCATTATTATCAATTGGTAGCACAATATCTGGTACATAATTACTGATATAATCCTTAACCGTATAATCCTGTTTATTTTTCATATATACGCTAAGAATATTCATCCATGTATTAGGATGACACGGGTCAGTTTCTTCTCTATAATTAATAATATCAGTAGAAACTTTATAAAGTTTTACTACATTTTCAATTTTCTTTTTGATGATTAGTCCATAACTGTATTGATTCTCATTGATATAGCTCATTGCTTCCGTAATATTCCCAAATTCCCTAGGATAGTTAATACCAATATTCGCTAATTCTTCCACTTTTTTTGTATGAATATCCTCTTCAATCAATGTTCCTCTATTCTTTGTATTAACGTGAATTAATTCTTTGTAATTTTCACCCAATACATTTGTATAATTGATAATATGAATATTTTCATGATGAATAATAATAAACTCATAAGCCATTTCTGGATTCAATGAAGCTACAAACTTATTTCTAAGAATAATTGAAATCTCATTTGGATGAAGTTTCATATCTTCACTCGTTAGCTGATTTCCATAATATTTATATAAAATCTCATCTAGCATATTACCATGTGTTTTATTTGGATGAGAGAACTTAGAACTATTTGCATCAGGACAACTTGATGTTCCAAAGTACCATTCTCCATTATGACAATATACAGTAATCATTGTACCATCATATGCTTCATAGCATTTATCATGATCGCTATAAATATTTGTCATATATGTATTCGCATCAACGCGTGTTGGAATTGAATTTGCATATGTAACAACGACGTTATCATTAAAAGATAGTGTGAAATCTAGCACGATACTTCTGCATTGTTCATATAGTTCTTTATATTCATAGATTTCACCCATCTTGTAATTATTATGTAGCAATACAATATCAGAACGATTCTTGAACTTCTTCACTTTGATATTGGGCCACAAATGATATTTTTTTAATACCATAATCAAACAATTGGCATATGTCTTATTATCGTCGTTAATACTATTATAAATATCATAAGTCTCTGAAATAATTTCATTGACGTTTTTTGGGAAACTGATTGTTGGTTGAGTTGAATTCATAATTGTTATTATTATAAGCTATAAGTCTTATATCAATTTTTATTTTTCAACTTTATTTTTACAATATTTATCATACCATTGCTGTCCTACTATTTTTGATGCATCATCGCTCGTCATTTGATTTTGTATAATACCTTCGCGCATTTTCAAGAAATATTCTAAGCTCTGATAATCAAAACCTTCTTCTTTTGTTACCATTTGGTATAACATAGGATATCTCTGTTCGAAGAATTCAACTTTTGCGATATTATCTTTTAAACTGACAATAATATCTTTAAATTCCATTTTATTTCTTTGTTCTTCTATGTAAAGCATAATATCTTGCACTATCGTTCTAATTTCATTAGTTTCCATGCCATCTTTTACAAAGGCGTGGTCGTCTTGTGTCTTCTGCTTTTTATCTTTTCTACCCATTTATATATTGTTAATATAATATTCTTCTTTATATACTTAGATAAAATGAGTACATAATTAATAAAATCTCTTAAATTTCAAAAAGTTTATAAAAATCATAGAAAAATAAGATTATGTACTCATTTTTATAATTAGGTTACATTTTTCAATATATATATATATATAATATAAATAGAGATATCATAATGAAAAAAGAATTAGAATATACTGAACTTGATTATTCACCCGATGTTAATGTGCCTCCTCCTCCTAAAAATGCAGGATTATATACGGGAGATGTGCTATTTGATAAAAAACCATGGGGTAATACTTATGTAATCCCCTATGTTGAACCAGATGCTGTTTCATATAGCGCGCTTTTTTATGCTAACCACCATATACCATCATACAATAGACCCGGTAATAATACAGTAAAAACTGACTTATATAAAAAATATAATAAAACGGATGATAACTATAATTTCAGCTGTCACATCAATGAAACTTTTGGTTGAGGTTTCCTAATATTATCCTTATTTTTTCTAAGAAAATCACAAATGTACTTATATGTTTCGTTAACCTGTTCAAAAGTTATCCCTCCTGTAATTAGGATACTACCGCTTTCAAATAATGCTCCCGTTACTTTTTTACAATCACCTATTTTACAACCACTACCTTTGCCATAACAATTCGTCGGACAATTACAAATACCATTCTTACACTCGCTAATTTTATTCCAGAAATATTCTAGTTTTACACCTTGATAAATACCTGGTTGAAAAGAGCATTTGTTGTTATAATTCTCACCAATAAATAATCTGTGAATTTCTTTGCGTTTTAATTCAAACCCATTTGTCATCTCCGGATTAGTATATACCTTGAAATCTGTATTAATCATCCTGATTTTAAAGTTCTGATAACTCAACATATCAATATCATTGTCTTCTGATAAAATTTTATGTGTTACATTTTTATAAATATTTCTAATATTTTCAATAATATAATTTACGATAATTTCAGTATCCGTTACCTTCTTAATACCTGTCAATTGTATGTTTCCATTTTTAAAGATTTTTACATTTGGAATATATTTATCATTAAACATATAAATAATAGTAACTTGATTATCAAATCTATTTTTCTTTACCTTATCCTTCTTGCTTTTCCGACGTTTCTTTGGATATGTTCCCCTAGACACATCTTCACCTTCCTTCATAAATTGAATCCATACGATACCTTCTTTATTATCAAAACAATCTTGTTTAATATCAATATTATCAAACAAGACATTTAAATTAAGATTAATATTTACACCAATATTGGCATTGCAAGTGATTGTTGAAATTCTATACGGAGAAAAGTAAATCTCAGACATTATACGTAATATATAAAGGATATACGCCTTATATCATTTTTTATTTTACGGCCTTTAATTTATTTTCAATTATATTTTTTAATATTGAAGGTTCTTTACTTTGGTTATTGATATTATCTGTTATATTTTTGATGTAAGATGTATTAACTATTTCGTAGTTATGCGTAGTTGTTATCATTGGTGGTAAATTTAATATATGTGTTTTATCATTAGTTAAATGACTGCTTCTAAACTCTTCGATCGTTAATGGTCCGTTAAAGATTTTCAGTAAAAATCGCGAAGGCGATGGTCTTATTGGTCTATTACATCCATAATGTTTACTCAACATTTGTATTAAACTATTAATTTCCCAAACCTTATCACTGCCGCAATGAGATGAGAAATTATAAGCATTTGCACATTCAAGTGAACAAAAACTACCGAATAAAACATAAGAATCTGTTTTAACATTATATTTATAAGGCATTCCATATGCTCTGTTTTCTATCGGATGACAACACCAATAACAGTTATTGTTACTGTTAAGTATATCTTTTGAATAGCCATAATCTAACATAAATTCACTATTTGTATCAATGTTTTCTAGATTATTGTCCTGTATATTATTATAATGATTTGAATCATTTAAATAAAAACAATCAGGTTCATAGGGTTTTGGTTGTTCGCTTACACTATCATTATCTACTTTGTCATTTATATCCTCTGTTATTGGTAATTGTAATATAATATCTTCATTTTCAACTAGTGTTACGTCTTTTACCATAGTATTCATTAAGTTCTTCCTCTTTTTCAATTCTATTGCTTTTTCATCTTGATTTTTTGACTTTCTTGGCATTTTATGTTTATTATTAATGTATATAAGGCTATATTATTTATATGTATTTTTAATCAAAAAACTTTTTATAATTTGACATACTGCTAACAATATCTTTATTCATTTTTTCTATTGGCGTTATAGTTTCTACTTTTAAATTAGTAGTTGCTGAGGATTTTATACATTTATTCTTA